TGGAACGTAGCCCACTGCGCGAGCGAAGCGGATTGCGGATTCGTATCGACGCATGGTGGAGAGGAAGAACTCACCCGCCCCGGCGTCCAAGCCGTATGTTATCATGTCGCCGATGAAGGCATTCAACTCAATCAGCATCTTGCCGAGGTTGCTCTCGAAGAAGTCGGACCACTCGCTGGGGCGCGTGGCCTTCACGAGAGCCTCTAGCTCAGAGCCTATCGTTGTGAGGTCTCTGGCCGTGAAGCTCAATTGAGGCGCTACTGTTACTGGCATGACTTACTCCCCACTGAGCAACCGAACCTCAGGACGATTGTTTACTCGCACAAGGCGAGTCTCGGCTGTTGCATCGCCCGTCAGGTGGAATGTAATACGTAGCTGCAAAACCTTCTCCACTGTCTGGACGATCACGCTCTGTACAACCACGTGCGGTACCCAAACTTTTGCGGTGTCAATGATGATGCTTTCCACGAGCGGCTGCTGGCCCTTAGGGTCGGGCTCAAAGAGCACCTTGCTGAGCGCGCTGCCAAAGTTACGCTTGCCCGGACGCGAGCCGATTGGCGTGAAGATAGCCAAAAGAAGATCGCCCCACGCGGTGTCATGGGCGCTCTTAGACGCGAAGTACCCGCCGACCGTGCGGATCGCGGGCAATGCGAGTCCTCTGCGTAACCTCTGTCCTGTGGTCGCGTTCGCCATGTAGCTATCCTACTCACTCGTAACACAATGTCAACTCATGAGAGCACGTGAACGTGTGCCGGACCGAACCCTGTCGCCGTTGCCGCGTTCGCCGTCAGATGATCCATGAGCGCCGTGGCGAATGCGTCCACAAACGGGTCTATCGCTGGCCCGTTCATGGACACCGCCCCTATGATCGCTGACTTCAACCCTGAACCGCTTCCGAACGTGAGCCCGTGTGCATGTGGCGCGATGCCGTCCTGCACGTCCATCACCGTCGAAGATATCAGATACGATGAAACTGAACCCGCTATGTCGGTTGCAAACTGTGTCGCCGCACCCGCGTACCCCAAACCCGCCACCGGAGCCGACATCAACGCCGCGACAAGCGTAGTTAGCACGTGAGTATGAGGATACGCTGGTGGCGGCGGGGGACCACCGAGGCCCGGTGCCATCACGCCCGCAGCCCACATGGACGCAAAGCCCTGACAGAGGGCGTCGATGTACGCGTAATTCGCTTGGCCCGACAGCCATTTCCAATCCCCCGGAAAGAGTACAATGGTCTCATCACGCAGGCCTGACGCGCTCACACCCATGGCTATACCTTCAAATTCTCAGCGCCGCTGAAGGGCGACCCTGCAAAGAGGCAGACAGGTATGATCTCATCCGTTAGCACCTTGCCTGAACCCCCGCCAACAACACACTTCGGGTCAATGCTCACCTGACTCGCTGCTTCAATCTTGACCGCGCCGCCTGACTTCACCGTGGCGTCACCGACTGCCTCCACGGTCGCAGTCCCACCAGCCTTCACGAGCGCATTGCCTTCAGCTTCTATCGTAGCCGGGCCACTCACGACCACTTTGAAGCTATTGTCCTCCTGTGAGATGACCAACTCGGCGTCACCAGACTTGATTCTTACGTGAAGCTCGCCTTCCTTCTCAGACACTTCAATCAGGTTGCCAGCCCGGTCCTTCTTGACCCAGCGCCTGCGGTCTTCAGTGTAATCCTCAGTCTGCTCACTCGGGAGGTCTGACTTGCCCTTTGGGGCAGCAATCCATCCGCCGACCAGCACCGGCAACTCGCGGTCGCCGCCCTCGAAGTCCACCCACACAAGGTCATCGATCTCGTAGTGCGGTACATCTCCCCAGCCTCGCCCGGCATGCGTTAGCATCTCAGCCCACGGAAGATGCGCCACAGGTATTGCCTCGTCATGCAGCCGAAGAATACGAACACGGTAACGTGCCCGCTCTTGGCTGTCGTCCACGGCAACGATAATGGCGCGTTCCAAGCCAACCATGGACATCAGGCACCCCCACGTTGTCGAGTAATTTCGCTTGACGACGGGATATTGCTTGTACGTATGGTCTTGTTGACAGTTGATCTGGTGGGGGCACGCTGACTCGCGGCTTTATCGGCCTGCGTCTCAGGCTCCTCAGTCGTCGCGTCTTTCTTGCCAGCGATGCTGCGCTCGCTCTCGTTACGTAGCGCCTTCGGTCCGCTCTGCCGGGTGCCCTCGCGGGTAAGCTCCATTGTGGTCTTCCAGCCGCCTGAGTCCACTGAATGCGTGATCTCGTACACCTTGAATGTGCCGGAAAGATAGTGAATCTTCCCATCGCTGTTGTAGTAGTTCACGGTCACATAGTCCATGGGGCTGACTGCGTGCGTGCCGACGACCTCAAGCGTTGCCTTGTACGATTCACGCCGCAGGCGTTGCAGCCGGTACGCTGCCTTCTGTACCAACTCCTCCTGATCGCGAGCGTAAATGGGCACCCACGCTTTCATGTCGCCGAGCTGCTCAGAGGTGTATCCCGCATCGGGATACGTTATCTTCTTCGCGCCGTCCAAGCCGCCAGTGTCGGTACCCTCGGTCTTGATGCTGGTGCCTTCAGCCGAATCGATGCCGACGAACTTCGAGTTGCCTGCGCCGAGCAACCGCTGCACGAGCGACTCGTCTGAAGGGGCGAAACTGATTACGTTGCCCATCGAGTTGCGCGCGAAGTTATAGACAACGCCAACGTGGTTCAAGAAGCTGTCGCTATGGAAGTGCGCCTTGTTCTCAGCGTCTATGAAAAAGACAAAGCTCTGCTTGTCAACATTTGCTGTCTTCGGGAGTAGTATCTTCCGTATGAAGGAGACATCACTTTCGCCGGTCTGCTGCATCTCGGGGAGCACGCCAACACTGTCTTCAACGACTTCAGCCGTGTCCCAATCACGTTTATCGGCAATGTCATTGAATATCTCAGTCGCGGTCATTCCGGCTGGCCACGAACGATTCCGCTTGTCGAGCACCTGCTGTACGACCTTCTCAGCTGCAAGCTCAAGCTGAAGCTCAACACCTTGCGCTGTGAACGTCGGGCTATACTTCACCAGCAGGAACGTGAACGAGCGGGAAGTGCTGCGATGATCGTCCCACTTCCACGAGAGCTTGATGAGCTTGGCCATACCCTGAACAATCAGGAGCTTCTCAAGGTACTCGCCAGCATGATCGAATAGCGAGAGTGTCGCCTGCGGTACGTCCTCATTGGAGAAGCGCACCTCAAACGATTGAAGGTAGTCTTGTGTTGGCACTTCGATGACTTCGCCGGTTGCCGACTCGAAGAGGAGCCGAATTGCCATCGATGCCAGAGACCCGTAAGGGCTAGACATTCGGAACCCTCGCAATATACTCTAGCACAGCCTCGCGAGGCGGTATGAGGATCACTTGACCGCCGCGCATCTCCATCTCAGAGTCAAGGATGCCATTGACAAGCGCAATCACCCACCAGAGTTCTTCGTACCCCGGCCCGAAATACTTCACGGCGAGCGCGTCGAGTGCTCCGATCTCGAAGTCACTGACGCGATGCTCCCGGTAACCAATGCGGTCCTCAGTGAACTCTATCGGGGCCTCGAAGAGCGCGAATTCCGGGGTACCGAGCACAGACTCGTAGACTGCGGTGTCCTTGTACCTGCTCAGTTCCGACATGGAGAACGTGGCCATTACCTTCTCATTCCATACGAGTAGTTGTCAATCCGCTCCCGAACAGCCTCGAACGTACACGCCACGTCTGCTGCGTGGGCCAGAAGCGTCTCAGGATCAAAGGGCGGTTGCCATGTTATCTGCACGTCCGTCGCGAGGACGCGGCCCTCAAAGAGACGCCCCAACGTGAGCATGCATGGGGGAGGAGCGTGCGAAATACCATCAGACCCGGCCCAAGGTTGCTTCAAGGCGTCCAGCCAAAGCGCCGGATGAAAGACCTCATTCTCCAATACAGCGATTAGCGCCTCACGTTCCGGGTCGTTCACGGGCCTGTCACGTGCGGCGAGCCGGTCAAAACGCTCCCAACGTTTCTCGCGTTCCGCAGTAAGGCTTAGGCCCTGCGCATGGAACTTGAACACGAGGGAGAACGTGCGATTCCCTGTTCCGGTGTAACTCTTGTACGCCTCAGCACGACCGATCACATCGAAGTCAGCGTAGTTCACTGCGCCGCCCTCTTCAAGACCACCTTCGAGGTCCAGCGACAGGAAGGACAGTTTTGTGGGGGCGACGTATGGCTTACTCGATATGCTCCCTGAAAAGGCACCAAAGCCCAAGTCCTTGTTAAGCTCGTACCACGTCGGGTCGATACGCAAGGAAATGAGCTTGTCCATCTCGGGAATGCTTCTGCGCTCACCCATTAGAGGCCCCCGTTTGCAATCGTGGCGACATCAGGGTCTATGCCCTTCGTGCGTGGCCCGGAACGCGTGCCTGCGCCAGCCACTCGCACCGGCCTGCCACCCTTAATGGCGGCGACGATCTCAGCAAGTAGCTCATTCGAGCGTATCAACGCATCGTGTACCGGCTTGTCTGAAGTGCTCGGGTCAAGTTCCATACGCGTCGTCTGTGAAATCTCACCGTGAGCAAGGACCGGTGAACTGAGTTCCTGCCTGAGATTCTTCGCGGTTGACACAGCGGCACGAATCGCCGCAGCCGTCTTACCGCGCTGCGTGATTATCGACTTGGCGTCCTCGCGAACGTTTCGCAGCATGCCAGCAAGAGCCTTGATGCCAGCCACAGGCTTGACAAGTCCTGACACCGCCTGCGTAGCTACATCGGAAGTCGTCTTCAGCGTCTCGGCAGTCATGCCGCCGATATTCTGCTTGAGCAACGCCATCTCACCCACGATTGAGACGATACCTTTGCGGAAGGGCTCCATGCCTGCCACAATCGTCGTGAGCGCGCCGCTGAATATCCAGCCGTCCTGAAGCGCGCCAATGTTCTCACCTGTTTCGGCCACAGCAAGCGCGAGCGGGTTAAGCCCACGCACAACCTCTGCGGACACCTTGATCGCATGGATCGCTGCGTCGGCCCCGCCGAGGCCCTTGTCGAGGAAGAAGAACTCTGCCACGAGGCTGCGAATAACACCCGTTATGCCTGAGGCCTTGCCTGCCAGCGCCGCCATCGGTGAATCGACGCCGAAGAAGTCCATGATCGACTCCGTGGCCCGGCCAAGGTAAGTCGGCGAGATACTGCGGAGGCTCTGCGTTATCTTGTTGTAGTTGACCGTGAACTCAGCCACCGCCTTGACGGTCCCACTCACATTGTCCAGCGCCTTAATCTCCGAGTTGCTGAAGTTGAACTTGGACACGAGCTTGTTCACAGTCCGCTTGATGGACGTCGTTTGGTCTGAAAGGCTTTCCAGCGGTGACTTCGCACCGAAGCCCCAGAGGATGAGGTCAACTGCTTTGCCAACCATAGCGCCAGCCGCGAGACCCGTGATCGTGGCGGCAACCACAGCCAAGCCCGTAATGAACCTTACCGAACCTGTCATCGCCTTGAGCGCCGCGTCGAGCTTCGCCTGATCCACGTTGAACGTGTCGAGAAGCGTACTGATTATGTTGCCCACGCTACCTGACACACCCGTGGGATTGAGCACCTTCATGGCCCCGGCGAAGAGCATGAAGCCCGGCACTGACAGTGCGAGCCCTGCGCTGAGGCCGACCACACCCACCCCGATGCCAAGGAACGCTGGACCGATGAGAAGCAGCGATGCTGCCGTAGCGGCAATCTGCCCGGCGCTCATCGACTTGAACGCGTCAAACATGGGTGTGACTGCTTTACCTATGGCTTCGCCTATCGCCACGATTGCAGGGGCGGCAATACGCGCCATCGCGGCAACCGAGAACCCGACACCCACGAGCGCGAGAAGCCCGAGGCCACCCGGACCCATCATGGCTGCGCCGAACGTGGTGAGCGCGGGCGCGAGAGCCGTCAGACCAGCGGCAAAGCCCGTCAGGAAGCCGCCACCACCCACAGCGCCACCAGCAGCGCCTGCCCCGGTTGCGAGCGTGGTAACGCCAGCGCTCGCCTTCTTGAAGACGCCCATCGACGACATCAGATTCTTGCCCACCTTGAGGACGCTGCTGCCAATACCGAATATGAGCCGCTTGCCCGCAATGAGTGACTCAACACCCATCTTGGCGAGGTATCCCGTAGATACGATCACCTGCGGGTTGAAGTCGTCGAAGAATTCCCCGAGGCGTATCCCGAACTTCTCGGAGAACCAGAGCCCCACGGAATCCTTGAATCCGGTCCACGAACCGCGCGTGGCTTGTGACCGCTCAGACAACTCAGCCATACCCTCAGCGACAGGGGCTATCGAGGCACGGAGCTTCTTAGCCGTGGCGACAATCTGGTCACCGTTCCTCGCGAGGTTCACGAACTGCTCTGCGGTACCCTCAAAATTCAGTGCTTCGAGCACAGGCTTCATGTTCTGCGTTGTGTCGCCCGCGAACTTGGCCATCCGCTGCGTCATGGCCTCTATGACCTCGACGCCTTGCCCGGAGGCCAGACTGTTACGTAGCTGGTCAACTGTGAGGCCGGTCAGCTTCGTGAACTGCGGACCGTACTCAGCCGGGTCAGTGAGCGCCTGCGACATTATCTGCGCCATCTCACCGCCGAGTTCACCCCAGTTTTGCGCGAGCGAGCCTGAGATAAGGGCGAACTGCTCGATCACGCCCTTCTTCATCGCGGGGTCTTTTAGCTCGGACAGGAATGCACCCAAGCCGCCCTCATTGATCTGCGACATCATCTTCTCGCGGAACTGCTCGAAGTCGAGTGGCGTCTGCTGCGCGAACCTCCCGAAGGTCGTGAAGGTAGCAGCAATCTCATCGCGCGAAAGGCCGAAGGCATCGTTGAGCCGGTACATGCTTTCGGCCACACCACCAGCGTCGGTACCAAAGGCCTTGGCGGTCATGGCAGCGAGTGGTGCCATTTCCTTGAGCACGTCAACGTTTGTCTCACCGGCTTCGGTCATGGCGAGGTACGCACGGCCAACCTCGTCGGCGTTGACCGCGTTACCGTACAGCGCACGAGTATTTGCGATGAGCGCTTCCGTGGTGCTGTACAGCGTTTCGCGTGTCATGCCAAGCTTCGTGTTGGCTTCAAACATGCTCTCCGACAGGCTCTGCGTAGCATCGGTGCTTATGCCCACTTGGTCAGCGACTTCCCCGGCGGCGGAACGCACCCCACCAAAAGCCTGTTGCATGGACCCGAGTGCCCGGTGTATCGCCGCGAAGCGTGTCGGGCCAAGGATTTTCTTGAAGAGGTTACTGAACGTGTCTTCAGCCTCTTCGCCTTCCTCCTGAAACGCCTTGACCTGACCGGTCGCCTTCTTGAGCGCCGGGAGGAGCATCTTCTGCATCGACTGCGGCATCTTGGTGAAGTGCTCGCGGGCACCCACGAGGTGAACGTTGAGTGCGTCCATGGCCACGTTGTACTTCGACTGCGCCTTGGGGTCGAGCCCAAGCTCCGCGAGGTCTTTGAGCTTCTCGGACGCCGTGGCGATGTTCTCAATGTTGGCCATGGCCTCCGCGAGACCCTTACTGACGAACTTCCCCTTCGCCATCGTCTGCAATTCTTTGACGACATCAACAGGCAAGACAGCTTCGCCGGGCGTCAGTAGTGCGAGCACGTCGTCAATCCCACCGGCACCGGGGACGATACCACCCTTCGCGAACTTGGGGAGCCCCTGAAAGACGCCACGCATGTCGGGTGGCTGCGTCATGTCTTTGTACGCGGACCTGAGCGCGATGCTCGTGTCGAAAAACTTGTTCCGCTTGAGCGGAATCGTTGCACTGAGCCGAAGGGTTGTCTTGCGGAGAGCTTTCGTGACGGCCATCGTAACAGCCCTGCCGATGGACTTCGCGCCCTTCGGCGACAACTCAAGAATGAGCGGTTGCGTGATGGGCTTGACGACTTTCCTGATCTTCGCGAGCGCCTTGCGATAGCTCGCAGCGGCGGTATTAGGCAGGGCCTCGAAGCTCTTCACCAATCTGGTGAGAGCCCCGAAGCCCTTGTTTGCGGAAGTGTATGCCTGTGCGTTCCACTTCGTGAGCGACTTGGTGAAACGCTCGTAGTCATTCGACGCACGCTGAAGCTCTGGCGACAGCGTGTTATCCAGCTGTAGGTAGAAGCCGATGGCGTCCGCAGCGAAGCTCATCGCTCATCCCCGTAACACAGTGTCAACGCTTCCGCATACTCTGCCTGACCCGCTGATTGTGCTGTTGCTGTGCCTGATGCTTCTCCTTCAGTTCGTCATTCAGGCGATTCACATGCCAATTCAGCGTGTCGAGCGTCATTTCACCGATGAAGTCACCGGTGTAGCCATTCCCACAGTTTAGCAGGAAGTACGTATAGACCCGAAGCGTCTCGGCATCACAGACTGCTTGGCCGAAAGAACTCGGCGGTGAACGGCATCGCCATCTTGTTGACCGCGCCACAACCCCGACACTCAGGGTAGACGGTCAAGTCGATGCCGGGCTCAACGCCCTCCACTTCGATTCTGATCTTCGCGGTATCCGTCGCCGACAACTTGCGGACAAACTGCTCGCGCTTATTGAGCTTCACTTCCTCTTCGTCTATCGACACGATCTGAAGCGCGATGCGCAGCAGGTACGACGGGTCAGCTGCGTCCACGGACTGAAGCAGCAGACGCTTCGTCCGCTTGACGATGCGCTCCTCGTCGCTGCCCCGCAGGAACCTGAGCTTCAGTTCACTCCCAGAGTCGGGCAGTGTGATCGCAATGGGCTCTTCGAGAGTCCAATCCTCAACGTCTTCCCCGGCCTTATCCGCCTTCTCCGCACGCGCGTCGGCGATGGTATCCGGGGTGTTTTCTTCGAGGTCTTCGAGAATGTTGACCGGCGTGCGCTGCATCTGGCCGCAGTACGCACACTTGTAATCGAAGTTGTAGTTGGGGCCAAACGTGATCGTCCTGAGCGCCAGCATGGTCGCCATGCGGTCCGTCAGCAGCAGGTCTTCATGCTTGAAGCCGCCGGGAAGCTGGACGCAACTCTTCAGGGTGAGGTTCATCCTGTCGAGGCCTTGAGCACCCTGCCCAAGCAAAAGTGCCTCCTCGGTGGCCTTGAGCTTCCTGATGCCTATGACACCATCAGGAATGCTGTCCCCGTAGAGGACGCCGCGAGAAGGCAAATTTGCCGTCGTGTAACCCAATTGCTTCGTATCAGACTGTGCTTCGCCCATCTTAATACCCCTTCGCTGAAAGAGGGCCTATACCAACTCCGACACAATGCCGGAACACACACACATGCATCGTCTCACCTGATTAGGCGAGGACGTTTCCGCCTGCGACCGGGATCGCCTTGTCGATGGTGAGCGTCAACGTGATGTTGATCGTGTCCTCACCCGCGAGGTCAACGTCGCCCGGATCGAAGCCCGAAGGCCAGCAACCGATGAGGTCGTACTGGCGGATGAACTCGCCGTTGGGCGCGTAGAGTTCCGCCCAACCGTTCTTCGCGTACTCCCACTTGAGGCCAATCTTGCCGGTCTCAGGATCATACACGAGCTTGCGCCACGCGTGCAGGATCGAGGACGTGTTCACAGGGACGTAGTCCTTGTAAAGCACGGACAGGTCGTCGAACGTCGGCAGGCCCGCGAACTTGCGCTTCTCGTTCACGTGCCCAATCTCGACGATACCGTTCGTCACCTTCGGGAGAGGGAATGACGCCAGCGAGAGCGACAACTCCTCGTCACCCGGAAGATCGGCGAAGTGCAACACAGCGTTGTTTACGCGCTGCGGCTCCCAGCCCTGCGAACCGACATGGTCTGCTACAAGGGAAATCGGCATGTGAGCCTCCCAACCTTCACCGCATCCAGAAGCCTAAAGGCTTCGCCTCATCGCGTCGTTACTCCGAGAATTCTACCCCGGAGGCGAAGACCGCGAAGTCCATCTCAATGCCCTCAGCGCCGGGCGTCGGCGTAAGGTAAAGCTTGCCCTTCATCGACCGCCTGCGCCGCAACGTCGGCGGGTTCGTAGTGCCGTCACACACGACCTTGAACGACTCCAAACCCCGCTGGGCCGCGATGTCCCCGAGGTGCTTGTTGCAGACCGTCTGGAACTTCTTCCACGTCGTCGGGTCATTCGGCTCGAAGACCAGATACTTCACGGACGTGGCGCAGAGCTTCTCGGCGCGCAGGAGCAAGCGGCGCACATGCACGTCGGTCAGCTGAGACCACTTCCTCTGAAGCGTCCGGTTGCCGAAGAGCGTCGGCCCCTGCCCCACGAAGTCCACGATGGGGTTGACGCGGTTGTCGCCCGTGAAGATCGGGCACATCTCGTCGCGGTCGTCCTGCGACGGACTGTACTCGACGGCATCCGAATCGATGATACCCCGGTTGTGTCCGGCGGCGGGGAACCATGGCGCGGCCACGCGGTCGGTGTACGCGAACCGTGCAGCGACGTAGCCGGATGTCGGCAGCCAGATGTTCTGCTTGTTGTACTCGTCGTACACACGCGACCACGACCACGTGAAGGTACCGTAACTCGTGTCGAGCGCGACGAGCGGTGCCTCCGGGTCAGTGGCGAGATCGCCGTTGTGCCAGTCAATCGCCTCGGCCTTGGTGAGCCCGAAGGGGGCGTCCACAAGGCAGATGCTGTCGAGGCGCTTTTCCGCCGTGGCAATCATCTCGTTCACCACGTCGCGATGGCTGACGCCCGGCACCGCGAGGACGTTGAACTCGATGGACTCGTTGTTCTGCACGGCCTTGAGGCCGGTCGCAGACGTGCCCGAGATCGTGCCGACGTAGTCGGCGGTCGTGAGGCCGGTGATACCATTGCGACCCTCAGTTGCGGGTGACGTGCCGAGTTGGTACGTGGCATTCGTCGGGGTACCATCGGTGATGACGTCCAGAGTGATGTACTCCGACGGATCGACCTCGTTCAAGATGCCTTCCTCGATGACCTTCTCGGCGTAGCGTTCTGAGGCCGGGTCGAGTACGAGGTTCACGAAACGCTCGACAATCGCGCGGGCACCACTCTTGTCCACCACGGCCTCGACGACGAGGTCGAAGGCGTCCACGGGCGCATTGAGGGCGCTCGTGTCGCTGATGATAACGGAAACGTTGTTATTCGCCCACGTCCCCGGCGTTGCCGCAACTGCGTCCATCAACGGAATGACGCCGCCCGGTATGGCGTCCACACCACCGGTCAGACCGACCGTCCCGATGTTCACGCCGTCAGTGACGAGCACTGCATTGCCGTCGATGCCGCCGGTCTTGTGCGTCACGTCCATCTGAGGAATCGTGACAGTGCCGTCCGCAACGTTCACGTCAACGCTCGTGAGCGCAATGGCGGCGATGAGGTTGGTCAGCGTCTCGGCAGCATCCGTGCCAATGAGGACGGGCACGTTGCCGGGGAGATAGCTGGCGTTGTCGTCGAACTCGAAGGTGTACTTGTGTGTATTCGCGTAGTTCACGCTGCTGACGTTGAACGCCTCGCCGTTGATCGCAGCGTGGAGCGCGGCCATCGCCTCGTAAGGATCGGTGATGCCCGTGATGTCCACCCACACCTCGGTGACGGGGTCAACCGTGTTGAACTCGAAGGTGGTCGGCGTCACGCCATCGGAGACAATGACTTGGTCACCAGACAGAGGCATGGCGCTGCCAATGAGCTTGAGCGTGCCGACCGCAGGATGTGTCGGGTCGCCACCGTCCATGCCAGTTGCGGCGATGCGCGCACCACCGACAGGCACCGAGAGCGCCACGTTACCGAGCGCACCGTCGTTGTCATTCTCAAGGTTAAGCTGCGGCACCGTGTCGTGGATGGTGACGGTCTCACCGTCACTCGGGTTCGTGGACGCGGTGAACGAAACGTTACCGCTGGCGTCAACTGCTGCCACGCCCGCCGAAGGCCCGTTGATCTCTACCTCAGCGCTCGCCACGCCGGTGACAGGAGTCTTGTCGGCGACACGCGTGTAGATCAGCTGGTCGCCCTCCTTGAGGTATTGAATCGCGGCCTGAAGGCCGTAGTCAGTCACGAGGGGTGCGCCGAACTTTTCGATGAGTTCCGGCTCATTGGTAACGAGCGTCGGGGTATCGACTGGCCCCTTCGTCGCGCCGCCAAGAGCACAGAAGCGCGTGAGGCCCAGCTGCGCAGCGTACTCGGAGAAGTCCAACTCATTAACACGAACGCCTGCACTCAGGATAGCCATCGGTCACCAACCTTCTTTCACATTAGCCGCCGAACCACGTCCGGTAGCCAACCCTCCGATGCGCCCCTGTTACGCAGGGCGGATTTTGATGTGATGCCGGTCAGCGAGGTGCTTCGTGCGCTTCGTCTGACAGGATGCATCCACCGGTCCATGCTTGCCGCGTGGCCCAAGGTTTACCGTCTCATCCTCGCCTGCCGCGTTGCGGAGCACGAGCTTGACGGACTGATTGAGCTTGTTATGGATTGTTATCATGTCGGCCACGGTCAACCCAACCTTCCTTGCAGATACGCCGCCTATATTGAATGGCCCCGATAGGGACCGTCAAACCTTTGAATATAGACCGCAGAAAGCGCGGTTGTCTTCGGAACGCGCAGCGCGAGGGTATCGCCCTTCGGTTGCACGAGGAAGACAGCGCCCACGTTCACGGAGGAATCTACAACACGCTGCGCCGAGTAGGCGGGGGCGGCAGCATCATCCTCAACCGTGACAATGTTGGGGCCACCGGTAGTGGCCGAAACGACAATTATGCACAGCCATGGTTCCCGTGCAAGTGAAAACCACTCATATTTTATCTCCTCGCCGAGGTCAGTTTGGGCGTCGGGAGCGACCTTTGTTTGCTCATATACCCGGCGAACCTCGATTGCAGACACGAGCACGTCCTGCGCGGCCTGATTACCGATGCCAGCGATGCGCGCGATATAAGAATCTTCATCGACAACGCTGAAGTAATGTACCTTCTGCCACAGGTCGCTCGCGGGAAGGATCAAACTGTCAGCGCTTGACAGTGTGTCAACATCGAACTTGCGCTGCACGACTTCGAGTTCAACCCGTCCTGACGCCGTATACTGGAATGACGTCGCGAAGACGTTAAGACCGTCGTCATC